TCATGTCGTAGTCGATCAGGTTCAGGTTCCGTGCAATAAGGCCACCCGTAATGTTACAGGCAAGGATGGAAGACCAGAATCGCTCTCTATTGGTCAGGCGCATCTCCTTGTCTATCTTGGCCTGCACAGCAAGTAAACCACTGACTGACTCTTCCAAGTTACCAAGCAGATGGTTGCAGTAGATATCCCCAGCCATGCCGTAGTTCTCCATAAGCTGATGGTCGAACATATGCTTAGCTACGCTAGGTTCAATGATGTCAGAAGGTTCGATCTGGTATTCAATCAAGCGCATCAATTCGCCATCAGGACTAGCCTTATGGATACCAAGTTTCTCGTAGAAGCTGGCGTTAGAACTCGCCAGTGAAAGGGTTTGCCACGTTGTGTTGTTTAACCGCATCTCGTTTGATTGTGACTTAGCACGGTTTGGGCCGCGACCTTGAGACATACTGTACGCTAGTGTAGAGAAGTCTTTGGGTTCAGTATTTGTCATCTCGTCCATAGTGAAAGGCAGGTTATTCATCACGCCTAGATGGATCATCCGTGCGGCTAGAGTGTCCTTCCAGATTGCAGCTAACCTAACGGGGTGTCCATATACGCTATTGCACATATACAAGACGGTTGATTTGCCCGTGCCTGATGACTTGTGAATGAGGTTGATGATGGCCCCATTCTGCCCCGTGAACTTCAGTAGGGGTGCGCCAAAGGCTGTCAGAGCAGCAAAGGCGTGGGGTTCCAATCCCGGTTTAGCGTACATATTAAACACTTCTTTCCACTTCTCTAACGTCCCACAGGGAACCATGCTCTCTGCTATCTGCGCAGTAACACTAGAAGGAGGGCTATGAAACGTGCCATCTTTTGTGATCTCTCTGCTACCGATAACAAACTTACTATCCCCCTCCGTCCAACCAAACTGTGTTCTCATAATCTCGGCCTTAATTTTATATTGAAGCTCTTTGACGAATATCATTATGTACGTCGTAAGCTCATTCATCTGATAGGGCAACCCTGCTACACCCTTACGAGCTAGCGCCGTCCTCAGACTCTCTTTCACCGCAACAATCGCTAGTGGTACAGTAAACTCAACTACTTCTTCCTTTGGAAGATGCAACCGTATCAGTGCTAACTCACCTTCTACAGGGTCACGCATGCGTTTAACTACGTAGATGTCATGCTCGTACACACAGATTGGTTCGGCTTCCTCGTCCGACTTAGCTGGCATCTTATACACACCACCATTCTGTCCCCTAAAGTAAGGCGTAGGGTACTTGGGTATGATGTAAGTGCCATCTTTCTCTAGCGTCGTTGATTCTTTCTCCTCCTGCTCTGGGCGTATGACTTCTCTACCTAGAGATAACGGAGTCTTAATGCGACCTTTCCACGGGCAACCTGCGCAACCGCCGGGGTTATGCTTCTCAAACGTAGCGCAGTGATGCGCCCCCTTGGTGTTACTCGCCTTGGTCTCGGTTTCTTCAAAGCTGTAGTTCGTGTACTTCTCAGATATCTTATGGATAGCAGTGCTACGGTCTACGCAAAGATGGGCAACGGACAGTGCATCCCACCATAGCGGTTCGGTGATGGCATCTTGGTTCTGGTATATATGCAGAAGCTGTGCGCAGCCTTCGCCGTTGGCGCTCTTACGCATGATGCGACTGAAACTAAGTGTGGTGTTGCTAAGCAGTGACTTGGCTAGCTCACTTAGCTCTTGGTGGGCAGACGCCGCTATGTTTGTTACTTCTTTAACACCTAACAAGTCCCGAAATGGGACATACTCTACATCTGTGCAGTCACTAATTATTTCTACGGGTAATGGTGGTTCATCTTTGAAGTTTAGTGTGCCGGGAATACGTAACACACGGGCCACTTCAAATACGCTGGCATCCACATAAAGGTTGTGAATAACACAAAGCTCATTAAGTCGGTTAGCTACAGGCTCCCATTCCTCACGGGTTACAGGTTGCGTTAACGGCCAGTAAACATGAATCCCCCTGCCGGAGTTAACCAATAGTGGGCGTGGCAAACCAATCACGGAACAGAACTGTTTCAGTGCATTAAGACCCGCTGTCTGATCTATGTATCCGTCTGGTCTACCTGTCTTGTCGTTTACTTGTGCCTTTGTTGCACCACAGTCTATATCCAACCAAAAACACTTGATGCTCTGGACATTCTCTTTTGTACGGTTTGCATCCGTCTTGTATTTGGCACAACCAAAAAACACATTGCGCTGTTGTTCTACAAACTCCGCTGAAACCTTATCGACTTCCTCACGGGTTGCTACAAGAACCTGCCGTACATTCTTCTTCCCCTTTATGCCTACCACAGCGAACCAGCCATCAGCGGCTTGAACCCTGTCTAATAGATCAACATTCGGCATAAGATTCTCTTTATGAAAGTAAAGGGGGGACTAGCCCCCCTTACCTAGTGGCGCTAACTAAGTTAGCTATGCTTTTTGATGTACAAGGTTACAGCTTCAACTTTGTCTTTTGGATCGTGTGTACCTGCGAACCAGTTATAGACAGTCTGCTTGCTGACACCAAGTATATTTGCCACTTCACTCGCGGGGATGTCCAGTGCAATGCACAACCGCCCAAGCAAGACACCTAACCTACTCTTGCTTGCTTGCTTGTTAAGCCTAACTATTCTTGCACTGTATCCGTAGCTCATGTTTACTCCTCGGCCCAAGCTGATACCACATCAGCCAGATTCTTCTTAGGCGCAGGTACTTCCGGTTCCGACTTCTTGGATACACGCTTAACAGGTTCTGCCGCTACGGGTTCGTCCTCATCTTCAGCGGCAAACTGTGGGCCTTTCGGTGCAGCTTGCTGAACCACTGGTGCGGGTTTAGCCGGTATTGCGGCAGGTAACTTCTTCACACCGTCCATTGCTGCTGCCGTAAGCTGTACGAACCGCTTGGCTTCCACGGATTTCTGTGCGGTTTCAACCAGATCAATCTCATCGTCGGTCAAATGACGCACGGCAGTGAACTTCAGCACATCGCCGGTTTCGTTCTCATCAAAACGCATCTCAGTAACAACACGGTCGATGCTCTCACCGTTGGCGGGGAGGAAGTTCTTGTAGCTCTCAAACGGATGGGTATTGCCCACACCCTTACCAAACAACGACTTTGACGGGATGTTGAACTGATACACCTGACCACTTGGGTCACCATCAAGCATCAATGCAACACGACGCAGGAAGCGACATGCACGGCCCTTACCGTTTGGCCCCGACCCGTCAATGTTCTGGGGGCAGGTTACGCATGAAGCGGACTGTGCAGTACTAGCGGTTGATTCTGGTGCTGCACCAAGGTTAGACCAGCAGTCAGGCAATGTCGCCTCACCGTCAGGGTCGTATGCTTTAGCGTAGAACTGACGTGACACCTTTGGCAGCGCGTTGATAACGATGACGTTGAGGAAACCGTCGCGTACTTTACCCGCTTCCTTGCCGTTGATCATGCGGCGAAAGACGCCCTTGTTCATAACGATTCTATTACCCCCTGTGCTTGCATCGGCAAGGGACTTCGCTAACTCACTGACCTCACGAACGCGGGTAGGTGCTACGGTGGTGGCTTGCTTAAAAATGCTCAGGTTGCTCATGCTTTGCTCCTTCTAACGGATATGGTGTATTTACTGTCTGCTTGTAACCCCATCGGTAATTTGTCGGGGTTTTCTTCTAGGAACTGCTTCAAATTTCCTTGGTGTATACGCCGCTCAAGAATGCCATAGGCATCATTGTTTTTGATAAACGTGTACATAGAATCCCAATCATTCGTCCAGTACCTTGAAGATACCTTACGCATGATGGTGCCGTGCGTAGTCTTTATACTTGTTGCATTGTTCTCGTTGCATATCTCCAAAAGTTTGTCCGCGATAACATCCTTCTGGGCGTCCAAGTCCTTCTTCCGCTCTTCGTATTCTGCGGTAAGCATATCTATCGCATCACGAATTTTTATGTACGCCGATGCCAGTAAGTCTGGGGGTTGAATCTTCACCTGCGTGTCCAGCGAGAGTTGCGCTACTTCGTCTACTGTTTCATCCATGCTAGCTCCTTAAGGATGGGTCGTTTGCCCATTTGAACCATTGTAACTGCGCTACTTGACTTTGTCAAACCACATCTTCGATTTCATTGTGGTAAAGGTCAATTATTTTTGTATGGATATCTATGTTATTTTGTAGCATGTTATACAACTTTGACTCTACTGCACTACCTCTGATATGCACAATCGTCATTGGGTTTACTTGCCCCGGCCTGTCGATACGCGCATTCGCTTGGAGGTAGGTTTCTACGCTGGTAACCGGTGAGTACCAGACAATTACGTTAGCGGAGGTAAGGGTCAATCCGTGCGATGCAGCTTGCGGCTGAATGATAAGCACTTGGATATCATCTTCGTCTTGGAACCGCTGGATGATGGAGTGACGCTTGTTGACCGATACCTGCCCGTTGATTATGGCTGACGGGATACCCTTCTTAGTGAGGAAGCTATGTACTAGCTGGATAGTGTGCGTAAAGGGTACGAATACGAGTACCTTATGACTAGCCTCGTTGATCACTTCTTGTAGCACGTTAAGCCGGTTGCTCACGTCAAACTCGACCACTTCTCCATTGTCGGTGTAGACCGCACCACCAGATATCTGCAACAGCTTGTTGATGTTGACCGCTGCATTGACCGACGTTATCTGTTCCCCACCCGCTGATATAGTCATCTGCTTCTTAAGCATAGTGTAGTACTTGATCTGCTGCGGGGTCAGGGGTGCATCCCGTTCTACGAACGTAACACTAGGCAAGTCCAAACACTGTGCCTTCTCAAACCGTATCGCAGGTTGTAGTACTTGATGCACTATGGCTTGCGCTTGCGGCTTGGGAGTCCACTTGAAGTTGCTTATTTTATACATCACCGAATCGCGGAACTGCCCAAAGAACTTTGGCGTGTTAGCAGGGTTGATCATTCTGGCAAGTCCAAAGGCGTCTACGGGAGACTGTGCTGCTTGAGTACCCGTTAGCATCCATATGCCCTTGGTTGTCTTGGCGATATCCCTTAGCGTTTTCCATCTTGTAGTCTGTGCATTCTTATAAG